ATGGGAACAATCAAGTTCTCTGGTGAGAATGACCAAGACCAGAAGGTAACTTATGCTGAGATTCAATCATTCATAGAAGACGAGACTGATGCTACTGAGAATGCCGCATTGCAGTTCTTCGTGCAAGAGATGGGAACTCCAAGAGAGAACCTGAGACTTGCATCTAACCAAATTACATTCAACAATTCTGAGAGAAACGTGGATGTATTGATTAAATCAGATGACGGTTCAGAAAACTTCTTCTCGGATGCTGGTACTAATCAAATTGGAATAGGCACTGCAAGTCCTGAAGGCGCACTTGATATTAGGCAAGATAACGCAAACAATGCTTTTGGATTAGTGATTGGTGCTGATGTTTCCGCTAAGAGTTTAACAAATAATACGAGAAAATTCACAAGAATAGGAATGCATCATTATCACAATGCAGAAGAACATATTAACTTAATTGTAGGAGATTCAGATGGAACAGACAATAAGGTAAGTGTTGGTGGTGGAACTAATCAAGGTAATGCTGCTACTAAAGTTCAATTCTATGCTGCGGCTAATGATGCTACTGTCACAGGAACAGTTCAAGCCAACATAACGAGCAGTGGTTTGCAGTTAGGAACAAGTGGTGCTAGAGTCACTACAATCTTAGATGAAGATAATATGGCAAGTAATAGTGCAACCGCACTAGCAACACAACAATCTATCAAAGCATATGTTGATGCTAATTCAGGTGGAGGTGGAGGTGGAGGTACAGATACAAACACCTTTGTTATTGTTGGTGAAGAATCAGATGATTATATCACCTCTACGGCGGCTGCGGGTAATACTAATGGGTATCAGTTTTCATTTGGTAATGGGGCGCAAAATACTACTAAGTCTTCATCAGGCGATGACTTTGGTGTTGTTTTACCTGTTGATTGCACATTATCAAGAATAGACATAACATTTGGTAATAAAGGTTCAGAAACAAATTCTAACAATCAGACATTAACAGTTTACAAGAACTTCTCTTCCACTACAACCACAATAAGTTATAATGCAAGTGGAAGTGGTGGAAATGCATTCAAAAAGGCATTCTCATCATTAAGCGGCAACGGTTTATCATATTCAGCAGGTGACACATTCAACTTGAGAACAACAGGATTATCAGGATATAATGATACACAAGTTGGGCCAGCAAGAATGACGGCATACTTTACAGTAGCATGAGGTGATTAAATGGTAGTAGGAGAACATGGAGAAGAAATAACGATTAGCATGGAAGATGCAATGGCAAAGGTTAGAGCAACAAGAAACTCAATGTTAGAGATATATGTAGATTATTATCAATCTAAGCCTATGCTTTGGAATTCATTAACAGATGAAGAAAGACAACAATTAACTGATTATAGACAAGCACTTCTTGATTGGCCTGAAACTATACAAGAGATATATGGTGATGTTCCGCCTAACTCTTATGCTCAATATCAACCATATCAACCTGTTTTCTTTGAAAACCATCCAAGAGGTATAATGTTCCCAGAACCAGAGTAGGTCTAAGATATTACCCAACAAGAACGGCATAGAGCGTGTTTGTGAGTCGGTGCTAAACTAACCGGAATCTGGTTTTTTGTGGCCTCTAAGAGCCATACAAAGCCCATCTGAGTGGGATTTTCCAGCCTAATCACGGCGATATTTTGCGGGTCACAGGCGACCCCTATCAGCGTGAACAAGAATGAGAAAACCGACATTATTTAACATCGAATCTAAAATAGGCTATTCTCAAAAGTTGATTTTCCTAGAGCCTTATTTTGACGTTTTCTTAAAAAGCCGTTTTTGGGGGTTTTGAAAAACCAAAAAAAATTTAGTGGGCCTCCGCTAAGGGTAAGATTTTTTCAGACCAGAGAGCATTACACTCCCTGCATTCCCAAATCTTAACCCTTTGCGGAGAACCCACATAGAAACCTAGAATTCTTCTAGGAATCGTTTCCTCGCCACAATTGGCACATTGTTCCCTAAGTGCCACGTTGTTGTTCCTCACTAATTAGTTGTTCCATATATTCTTCTATGGTTTCATTTGTAACCTTTGCAGACCCAAATGCCGCGAAGAATAGTAAACTAATAGCAAGTACAAATACAATCCATAGCACTATCTCTAATGTTGTTGCCATTACCAATCTACCTCCAATGTTCTTTCTTCTTCGTCATCAATTGAATAACCTTTTACAAACCCCTCATCTTTGCCGTGTTTCCACAAGTCATAAACTAATTGACAATCTTTTAAACAATACTCAGCAACCTCTGAGTATTTACCTTCTTTCCAAATAACAGGTGCGTCTGCACTATCCATTGTTTTTGCATCACCTAATGTGTGCTTTACTAAATTGCTTAAACTAAAACGCTGTCCTGTTATGGTACTTACTTCCCTACTTGTATCAATGTAGGCTTTCTTATTAAAGTATTTATTGATACAAAATATATCCATAGAGTCACGTAATACTGGTAGGTCAAAGGCTGCTAAGTTATGTCCTAGTAATATACCACCCTTTTGTATATGGTCGTCTAGGTCGAACTTTAACTGCCTTAATGATTTAACCACAGTACCTCCCTTTGTTAAATCATCCACAGCCTTATCAATATAAACAGTACCTACATCACCATCCCATGTGCAAACTACAGATGGAAGAAACATATGGGTATTACCCCACCCACCAATTTCGTGAGCAAAGTTTTTTGTTTCAATATCTAATGCTAATACATTACCCAAACAAAGCCAACCCCAATAGTCCTGCAATAACAGTTGCAGTGGTTTTAAGTATTCCAGCAGGTTTATTCATCCCCGCCACCCCATAAACTCTTCAATGTCTTTTCTCTTTCTGCCTTTGGTTCAATAACCTTTGGCGCACTAACTTGCCTGCGTAGGAAAGTTACTATTCTCTCTTCACCTATAGATAGATTATCATATGCTTCCCAACCATCTTTGCCTTCTGCATTTAGATTATCTATCATATTCTTAGGCCCATTCAATATACTGAATACAAGAAACTTATATTCATATTTTGCTCCTTCATAACTCATGTCATATCCTCCTTTAATTTAACGTAAACGCTTTTATTTATTCTGTTTTCTTCAAAGTATTCCCCAATAGATTTCTTCCACCAATTGTAAATAGTTTGTTGTCCCTTTTGGGTTTTCTTTCTAACCTCTTGAAGTAATAATGTTTTATGCACCCATCCATCGTTACTGTCCATATCACGATATACTGCTTTAAACACTCCTAAATTTGCTGTTTGTGCAACTGCTACCTTCTCAACCCGAAGTGCCTCATCTAGCCAAGATACGAGACTCTTATAACATTGTCGAACAATCGAGGCCGCTTGTTGCACATTTTTCTGTGTAACAATAAATCTTTTGCTTTTATCCTTTATACTTGGGGCTTCCGCCACTGCACACAATACTGCCAGTTTTTGGATATGTTTCAATATCCTGTTAATAAAAGTTTCAACTGCTTGAAACACTTCTGGTCTACTATGGCTAATATATTCCTCCATTAGAATACATTCACGTAATAAAGCATCTCTCGCATCAGGTGCTATCTTTATCACCTTAAGTGGGTCTTGCCCTACTTCATCATAACGTTCTTTTACAGCATCATAAATCGTAGCAATACTTTTTGAGTATTTAATCTTCGGTGCTTCTTTTTGTTGCACAGTACCATAATCAGAAATCAACTTTCTTCTCATTTTCTTTTGCACATCTTGTGGCACTTCCCATATAAATATCAAGAGTCTTTGTAAAACACCCTTTTCTGTAATAACACTTGTTAGCGTCTTTGGGATATATGATGTACCATAAACAGAACGTCTGCATATACATTCTATAGGTTCATCGCCTTGCTTCAACTTCTTAGAGATAATGAAAGTTTCTCCCCACATGGTATTCATAAATGTATTCAAATACACAATCGCATTTTCTTTGTGTTGTGATTGTTTAAACACACCAGAATACTCAAACTCATCCCAGATTGCCATACCTTCTCCATGTAATTGTCCATAGATAGGTACATTAACATCAATCATTCTTGTTCTGCCATCTTCTTCTTCTATTTCTTCTCTTCTTTGCTCAAAGGAACCAATCAATGCAGCGTCTGTATAGTCAGTAATATCAAACACATCAAGATTAGTCCCGTGTTTTTCATTGATTAACCTAAATGCCTCTTCTACTATTGGTAGATACCAATTTGTTAGGGTTGATTTACCAGTTCCTGAGGTTTGCAACCACAATACTTGTAATCGTGTATCATCAACGTTGATACCACTGGGTATTGCTATCATATCTTTAATTACTTGTCCTACCATTGCAAAAAATGATAGGGTTGCGGGTGTATAATTATAATTAGATGCTTTAACCGCATCATTGGTATAACTTACCGCTACAGCAGGTAGAGTGATTTCTGTTTCAGTCTCCTGCATTCCATTATCTATGAAATCATAGTACATTTCGTCTTCATCTATATATCGTCTATTCATATTGTCACCTTGTCTTCACTATTTAATGTGTCTATTATTCTTTGTGCTAATGTTATTCCTATCCCGTCTATTTTAGTTAATTCATCAACTGTGGCCTCACCTATTTCCATCAAGGAGCCAAAGTCATCTATTAGTATTTGTGCTTTTGTTGTACTTATTCCTTTTATTGTTGCTAACATGTTTATTCTTAGGTCGTCTGTTGTTATTCTTTTCATCAGTGTTGGGCTTATTACATCTCTATTTATTGGTCTCATCTTACATATTGTTGTCATCAGTTTTGCTGCTTTCTTTGGGCCTTCAACCCAGAATACTTTTACATCTGTGTCTAAGGTTATTTTTCCTATTGCGCCATAAAATTTATTTATTAATAAATGGCTAGGAATGTTAATATTAACGTAGTCTGGATACGCTAGTGCCTGATGGATAGAACCATGTATAACAAGAATACAATGTTCAAAATATCTATCCATATTATCTAATTGATTCCACAATCTCTTATTGATAACAGATTGTAGAAAGTCAATAGTAGACTTTGCTTCAAAGCAAACGTCACTAAATACATAGTCACCAACTTCAATCCATTGTTTTTCAGTCATAATGTTTAATGCTATACATTCTCTTTTGACTGCATTCGATAAATCAGAATTTTCCCTACTATCTATAATTAACTTATTCATTCTAACCACCCAAATAATTCAGCCATAATAATAACGGCTACTATTAAATTCACAAATCCCACAAGGGTTCTAACTAATGCTAATGTTCCGAAGTGTAGTTCAGACCAATGTTCTACATCCTCTCCATTCATTCAGGATACCTCCAACATTTACCCACACAATAACCTTGTGGTATTAATTTACCTTCACAACTTGGGGCATGATAGCCACCACTTACAATAAACCTAACATTCTTTTCAGTTACTGTAGCATCCCAATCTAACCATACATTTTCTTTAGATGCTATGGTGTTTAACTCTTGCATTATAACACTCACCATTTCTTCTTGTTTAGTAGAATCCATTTCACGCTCACCTATTGCTAGTATATCTCTATACCATTGTACCAAATACACTCTTGCATAATGTCCTGGGTTTTCTACCATTATAGAATTATATAAACATGGTAATATTGGTAACTCTCCCGGTGGCTTTGGCGGTACTACTTCTATTTTAGAAACTTTAATTGGTTTAACTTCTGTCCATGTTTGTAACTTAGAACCATAGGTTACTGTTGGTCTATTACCATGTTTTGCTTTATTGGTTATATCATTTAGGTTACCGTCTATTACTTCTTCAACAGTCAAAGGAATACAAAAATACGGGCCTTCGCTACTAAGATTAACTGTGTTAGGTATTCTGCGAAGCCTATTAGTTTGCACACCAGTATTATCAAGAGTTTGTGTGTTCTCGGCATATCTGATAAAAGTAGATTGAATGCTTCTAATATCATCAGCCTTCTCACCTAATACTATTATATGAAACCCCTTCCCACTAAAGTACATTCTAAAAACTATATCTTTCGTTCTTAATTCTTTTACCACTTTAACAAAATCTTCCCATGCTTTTTCTAATGGTTCACCGTGCGCATCAAAATCCAAAAACATTCTATCCAAGATAACAGAAGAGTCTACTTTACTATCTACTGCAAAATGCTCAAAGTCATATACTGTTGTATAACAATTCATCTTACCGTTGAAAGCATTAACCCACGTTTCAAATTCAGTCTTGTTTCTTACTATCACTCTTTTCATTTGTGGTGCGTTTCTTAGGTGGCTTCCTGCCCACACTTCTCTTGGAAACTTCATTTTTATCATCATCCTTAAAATTTACATTTGCTGTTTGCAGTTCTTCTTTTATTACATCTGCTATTTTATTATTCAATTGCCTTAATACTTCTCCTTGGAAAAACTCACCAAAGAGCATGTCCTCATATATTGGAACATCCCATATTAGGTCTACTTTAGATTTAACATCTAAATCATCATACATCTCATTAGACATAGTAGTTATTATTTCTGCTACGTTGCTAATCTCCTGAAATGTCCATGTCTTTTCTTTTAACTTACTTCTTACTCTTTCACCTATTCTCATAACCATGCACCTTCTTCTGCCGCAGGGCATATACTCATAAAACTACAATGCTGGCATGTGTTGTAGTAATACTTAGGGTTAAACTCCTGTAACTCATATGCCTTTATTAATTGTGTAATGTTCTTATAAACCGCAGTTATACTTTGTTTCTTAACTGCTTCCACCTGTAGATAATTAGATTGTGGATAATACCAAGCCCAGTTTGTAACTGGTATATTAGGGTCTAATCCATTATCTAACAATGTTTGCTCTGGAGCATTCTCTATCAATATCTTGTAAAAGGCTAACTCTTTACGCATCATAGTTAATTTATAATCTTTCCAAGGGCCAGTCTTTAATTCCATAGGTATATACTTACCATCCTGAACAAACATTCTATCAATTATACCCTGTAAATGCACAACATAATCCCTCTCTAAGATACACTTAGGATTATATGCATGTGGTATTGTGACTTCTGCATCTAGCATAATCTCATTGATAACTGGTAAATACTCATCTAAAGTATCATTCTCTTTAGCCTGTAAGAATCTTTCTGCTTCAAATATTGATATAGTCTTATACATCTCAGTATAATCATCTATTGGATGCAGTCCCATATTATAAGTCACTAATTCATCATAACTTAGATTCTCTGCCTTCTTAATATCAAACTCATTGAAGAAATCCTCCCTACTATTGTGTACCGCAGTACCCTTAATCATAGCCTCCGTTGTTGATTGAGGTAACCTCAACGGGTACGAAAACTCATACTTCTTAGGACACCAATTAAAGGTTCCAAAAGAAGACTTTGTTATTTTTAATATTGGATTCTCCGGGTTACTATATTCTGCCGGATACCATTTATATGTATATTCTCTCATTTTACCACCACTCATTTAAATTTGTTTGATTTATATCTTGACTAATTGGTTTAGTGTCCCAACCCATTGCCATGTAAATGGGTTCTGCCTTTTTAATCACAGAATCTGCATAGTGTCTCCAATCAGGTTGGAAGTTACAATGCTTGTTTAAGTCTACTAAACTAGAAGCCGCAAGATATGTCGGCCTCTTAGATACCCCTGTAATTGGGTTAATGTAAGTAGGTCTAGATGGGTCATCTGATACCCTCACATAAACATAAGAATCTTCTATGGGAACACCATAGACTTGATTCCACCATATAACACCTTCAATGCCACCACCGATACTAGGGTCTTTACCCATCATAGTTCTCAACAATAAGTCTTTACCACACTTACTACAAAAAGCATTTTGAGTAAACTCTCTTCTTATCTTTAAAACATCATCTATGTCATATTCTTTAGAACAATAGTTACACTTGTAACGAACACGTTCTGGTTTGAATCTACTCCTGTTAGTAATATTCTTTATATCAATCTCACCATTTAGAACCTTGTTATATTCTGTCTTGAGATAGTTAGTTATATCCTGTTCTGATTTCTGTTCAACCCACATTTTTAAAACTGTTAATTGAATGTCTTTTGCTAATTGAGTTATTGCTACTCTCTTCGCAGCAAAACCAGTCATAACAAACTCAGGCTCATCTAATGTAACACCGTCCTTCCAAGAAATAAGCCCGGCGTTTCTATTCTTAGTTATACCAACACCTAAAGACTCATAATATTTCTCAAACTCTAATGTTACAGGGTGTTCTTTTAATCCTAAAAGATTAGGAAACAGTCCTCTTACATGGTTATTCAATAAAGCCAATGTTTCTTCTGCTCGATTCATTGGCATTTCTACATAGATAGAATCAGTATGTCCGTAAACTACTTTCATTCTACTCTCTCCCAATGCCTTTCATACTTAGTATTAAATCTAAACATCCCGCCTATTTCATCTAGATATTCAATTACATATACTGGTAGATACCAATCATGTTCTACATCTACTACCATCGCTTTCTTGCTAGTTAGTCTATTTACTATTATATCATTTACTCTAAAAATTGTCATTTATATATTCCCCTTTTTTCTAGCATACAAATATTTTGCTGCTTCATTAATACATCTAGGACACAGGTTGCCATACATTGTTGATTGTAAAGCAATTACCATACCATCGGTGTCATCTTTACCATCATAGGTCTCACAATAAAAACACGGTTTCATTATTCTTCCTCCCATAAACTTTTATCCCAAGGGTTTACCATGACGATGTAATCATTGACAAATACATTGATACAAGGAATACAAATACTACCCCCGTCTACCTCAACATATTGTCTTATACCAAATATTGTTCTATTGGTATGATTACACACAACACAAGTTTCTATTTGGTGTTGCGATTTATCGCCTGCAAACCATATGGTCATTCTTCTTCTCCCACCTCAATGAATAACCAAGCACCAGTTTGCATACATTTACATCTCATACTTTTACCTCCTGTTTACAATAAGTACACAGGCCTTTATCATCAACACTACGATGATGCTTATTAAATTGACAATTACAATAATACTTTATCATTTTTATACTCTCCTTATCTTTACATCTTGAAATGACCTTAATAATACATAAACAAATACAACATAAAAGGCTACTATAGGTATCGTACATAAAAGTTCCGTCATATTTCCATCACCTTAAACGCTGCTGCTCTAATTGCTTCTCTAGCACTAGCAGTTATACTAGCAGCCAAATCAACATCAGCCCACCCAAATCCTTGATAAGCAACGATACCATAAAAAGAGGCCATTAGTCTTTTTACAGCAAGTTGATTGTTACTCCACTTAACATAGTTATCTGGGTCGGTCTTCATCTTCTTTTTATATTCATCTCTTAATTCCTTTAACTCTAAAACTGCTTTGGGTAAAAGCCCAAGTTTATCTGTTTTATAGTAAAGCATTTGTTCATCCTCTTCTACAGAGAAGTCTCTAGGTGTTAGAATGTTAACACCAAACTCAGTAGGTTCATCTGATTTAGTTTCCCATGATATATTCCGGGCTATCATCATAGAGGGATACAGTTGAGCAAAATCAAATGCAGCCACACCTAGATGTAAACCGTTTGTCCCTTCTGTTTCAGGGTTGTAAATCATAGCCCCTTGATAATCAACCTTATCACCATGTTCACCAGTAGGTGCCTTCCAAGTAGCATTACGCATAAAGTATATACCGCCCATGTTACTAGCATAAAAGCAAGCATCGAACGGTGCCTTTAGTAAACGCTGTAATGCGATAACCGCTTCCGATGTGTAGTTTTCTTCATCTATCCTAACAAGAAGCATAACGTCAACTGCTGCATAATCAAGATAATGCTTGGTATCTTCTAACCATCCTCTAGAGAAGAACTCATTCTTATCTGGAAACTTCTCAGATACAAGTTTCTTCTCACCTAATACAATATCAGCAACGTAATCTAATGCTAATGATGGTAACGTTCCTCTTTGAGCATCATTCCATTGTCTCTCAAAAGCCAAGTCTAGATTTAATACTAGCCTTCCTCTGATTGGTTGTTCAATAGGGCTATAATTGTTCACGTTCTTGGAAAGTTTGATACCTTCATCGAAATAAACCCCCTTCACATCATTATATGGAGATAATTTTCTGGGGTCTAGCCCATTGGCGTGGAGTCTTTCGATTAATTTAGGCAAATCGAACTTAGACCCGAACCAAGAAATCATCATATCTGGGTCTTCTCTAGTCAAGTGACCCACAAAATTCTCTAACATTTCTCTTTCTGTTAGAAAGCCTTCACCAATAAGATTCTTTTTAGGTGCGGTGTCTCTAGGAAGCCAATATAAAACTCTATTTCTTTTAGTGTAGTTATCATAGAAAACCATACAAGTGATAGCACCATCGTGTTCACCCCCTTGTTGCCATTCTAAATCCCAATACCATTTTCTGAGATTATACTCAGGCATCTCAGATATGTGGTCTATTGCATATCTATAATGATAGGCAACATCTGCTTCATAGGTTTCCTTCCACTCTTTTCTGAGTGTTCGCATATATCCGGGCTTCGGTGGAAACCATGTTACCTTCTTTAACGGCTCACCATCTAAATTAACAGCGTCACCGCTACTGTCATACACCAAATCAATACCAATACTTTTACCAAAATCCCGAAAAGAAACCCGGTGTATTTCTCGGTCACTTTGTTTAATATAAAAGTAAGGTGGTGCTTCACTATACTCAACTTCTTTTTCTTGTCTATTATTATTCTGGTCTCTCCATCTTAGACCAATCATATTATTTTTATCTACTGTACTAATTATCATTTAATCATCTCTGTAAGTATGGTGCAATAACCATCTTACGATTATTGCCCCACAAAATGATGGGTTTATCATCATCACTATAAATATACATAGGCCCATCGGTACAGAATTTATCTATGGGTGCAGAAAATGCTACTGTCAAATCAGCAGTAGCAGGTGCAAGCATAGTAATTGTTCTATCAACCATCTCAGTTTGATGGAAGTTTTCCGATGATACCTTTAATGTGTCCTTACCAAAGGTAGCATCTATTTTAAAAGATGCTGTTCCTACCAAGTTACAATACTTGATAGCACTGGCTAAATCCTTACCCTCAACAAATAGTTTACAGGGTAGGGGTGTTTTACCAAACATCACAGGCTTACCATCTTCACCCAAATCAAAATCTCTTATCCTTGAGATTAAAGCCATGTTAGGATGTTCTACTAACTTAGGTAGCCTAACAGATGTTTCTGTAGTCTGAATGAGAATATTAGCATCGGTTATTTTAATATTTATATTTTCACTCTTTAGGTTTTTAAGATACTTATTTGCCTTTTCAATATCAAAGATAAACAAAGTATCTTCGTCTACATTAGTGCGTAAGCCATCTAAAGTTACGCTTATCCCACACTTGTCATTACCATTCAATAGTTGCATTGAAGTCTTTGAAAGAATACCTACTGCGGTATTGCTTATCACGTCAACCTTAGATGTGGTTGAGGACTTATACTTGCCTTTAAGCCAAATTGCCTCAACCGCATCTTTAAAGTCATTTAAATTTACGGTACAAATTATATTCATAGTTTTCCCTCTTGTAGTTCTGGAATCCCAAACCATTGATTCTCTCCGTTAGTTGAGAATATAGTCCACTCCGTTCCCACAAGTTTAGGATTCGTTTTACTAGCCGTTAACTTGGCTACGTAGTTTGTAGTTTTACCCTTAGTCACCTTTTCAATGTGAATCATTTGAATAAATCTAGCAGGTGTAGATTTATGCCAATCAGGCACTTCACCTATTGGTGTAGGTACATTGATATTATCATACACAGGTTTCATGTGTGTAATCAAATACCTATCACATTCTAAACTACATACAAGGTCTAGTAATCTGTTATAGATTCTATTCCTTATCTTCCAGTCAAGAGTAGATACTCTTACTGAATCAGTAGCATGAACAATGCTACCTTCCTTAGTTTGCTGTTTAACTAGCAACTCTCTAAGCACATCGCTTGAGCCTTCAAAGGCCTTATCTACCCCATCTAAACAAAACGATTTAACATCGCCTGTCTCAATTAAGTCCTTAGCATATTGGCAAAAGTTATTTGCATTATTAAAGGTCTCTTCCCAATCAGTAGAACCATCTGGGTTAATTTCTAATGGGCAATAGATAATTATATTCTCATCTCTATCCCAACAAGCATCCCATGTTGGTTCTGCTCCATCATCAAAATCCAAGATAAGAATCTTCTTACCCTGCTTTATTTCTTCCTCAGTTCTACTATCTTGCACTAAACCAGTTTTACCAACCTTGGGGTTGCCTGTGATTGAACATAGATTATATGTTCTATCTCTAGTTAACCTTGATTGTATTTGGGCCAGTATCTTTGCCTTTGCATCTGCAAAATAATCGCCACTCTTTTCTTCTGTTTCACTGCCTGCTTTTCCTTTCTTTTCAGTTGTCCAATCCATATTCATCGCCTATATCTAATTCTAATGTTTCTTGATATACTTCATCCACTATATCTCTTAGGTCGTCTTCAGCGACCTTTATTCTTATCTCCTTACCAGAAGGTAAATGAAGTTTTACCCAATAATCTTTGGTCTCTTCATTTAGTCTCCAAGTTAGAAATTCTATATTATCTAGATTTAATGCATAACTACTTCCATGCATTATTCTATTTTCAATTTTAAACATATTAATTCCTCTTTTGGGGCATCGCACCCCATAGTCGGTCACTACCACCGATAGGATACAAAACTCAGAACCAGTCCAAGTCTTCTTCTTCTGCAACAAATGGTTCTGCAACAACACCCATGTTGTTAGTGCATAGAATACCGCTAAGGTTCAATGAAACATCTCTCATGCTACCATCATCGTTCCTTCCTTGTGAAGTCCTACCAACAACCAATACACTTGAGTTGATACCAAAATCAATATCAAGGTGTGGAGGAATCCAGCAGGTAGTACCTGCCCAAGAACCATCATAACTGTAATCAGCGTTTACATCAGTAATAGTAAGCCTTCTGCTACCAACCTTGTTAGGTTGCATATTCATAGCAGTTACAGTACCATCAGTAATCACAAACCTCTCAGCATAAGTCCTATCTGATACAGATGAGTGATACCTGTTTAGGTCAATCAATGGGCTATAGTTACCCATTGCATGTTCCATAGTGTAGTTCTGCATATCCTCAATAGAAGGTTCAGGCAATCTACCATCAGTCATGTCACTGTTGTATACTAAACTCTCTAGTGTACCAGTCTTAAACCCATAAATCCTGTTAGCATTGTTACTATCTGGTATACACTCAAAGTGAACCAACTTAAAGGTTCTAGGTGTAAACTTCTTTGCTGCTTCACCCTTGTAGGAGAAGTAGTAAAGAGCACTATTACCATCAACTTCACCCAAGAAAACACCCTGCATCCTGTTCTGATTAGCAGGTAGTGGCTTCCCATAGTTAGGGTTCTTTCTCTCACCATATGCAGCAATGTTATCTAGTGGTATAACCCACGTTCCGGTGTCAACTTCATGGTGATTAGCAGGCAGTTCCTTTACAGTCCTTTCCTGTTCTTCACCATCAAACACTCTCTTAACAACAAAGCCGCCATCAATCTGTTCTGCAAGAGCAACCCTACCACTTTGATAAGTAGCATTATTATCCCTTCTCCATTCATCTACAATCTGGGTATTGAGCCTTGCACCCATATCCATAGGCTCATTAACAGAGATAAAGAAACCTACTGCCTTCTTTACCAAACTGCCACTACCACTGCTTTGTGTTTGTGGTGCATCCTTATACTGGTATGCTCCACTAAACCATTGCCTAAACAATGACAATGCCAAAAGCATGTCACCGCTTGGGTCAAGGTTATTTGTCTTGCAGATTTCATGATACTTTTCCTCCACAACACTTACTTCCATTCCTAGTTTCTCACTAGCCTTATTTATTTCATTACGTACTTTTTCTTCCATAATATTCATTCCTTATTTTTTCTTTTTATTTGCTTCCATATTCCTGTAATAGCGTTCCCAGGTCATACCTTCATCTTCAAGAAACCACATAATTATCCTTTTAAAGATATTCATCGTTCTTCCTCATGTGGTATGAGTTTTCTTTTTCTACGTTCGTAGATAATTTCTAGTAGTGCTTCCGCACTAATTACGATTCCTGCTAATACCCAGAAAGTATCTGAGTTAACAGTAATCACACCCAACGAATTGAGTATGGGTAATACAATTAGTAATACCCCACCTAATAAGATAATTTCATATCTTAACATTAGATGTTTGAAATCATTTATATCAATGACTCCATCATCATTAAAGTCTAATATTTTTCTTACCATATTAAAACCTCCCATAATCATCTCTAACAAATAGTAGCCGATACAAAACAAAACATACTATAACTACTATAATTCCATCCATTATATCATTTGTCCTATCATCCACGAAGCCAATATTTTAGGAGTCATATTATTACTTCTCCATTCTGCTTCACCAATAACACGTAGATACTTAAACTTCTCAGCAGGCGGCAGTTCAGCCTTTAAGAAAACATCATGCAAATTTTGGCATACTGCTTTCATATCTACCGATAAGTAAACTAATCGCTGTAGTTCTTTGAGTCCTCCATTGTAATCTTTATTGAGAACAGAATCTAATATTTTAACATAAGGTTCTTGGGTTCTCTCTATTAGCATTGTTAATGGGGTATTACTATTTACCGAGGCTTGTAGTTCGGTGATTCCCCTGCGTATGTCACCTTGAAGTGTACTAATAAAGGTGTCGAAATCTTCTACATCGGGAATGGGTTTACCTTCCATTTGAAGTATATCAGTCAATACCTTCTTTATCTCACCATTACTTAGTGCGGTAAAACGATAGTTAGCACATCTAGATTGTAAAGGTGCTATAATCTTATGCCTATGATTACATGTGATGATAAACCTACAATTATCAGAATAACGTTCCATTATTCTCTTCAATGCATTCTGAGCATCAGGTGTCATACCATCCATCTCATCCAATAAAATAATCTTATGTGGTGCATCACCAACCTTTAGAGACATAGCAACCTCCTTTATGGTTGTTCTAACTGTCTCTAACTTTCTATCATCAGATGCATTGATTTCAAAGAAGTTTGCCTTCATATCATCCTTCAATACAGTATGTCCTATTACATTTGCCGCAGCAGTTTTACCAACTCCAGCAGGCCCATACAAAAGAACATTAGGCATTGTTACCCAATTTTGTAAATCGTTAGCAAACTTATCTTGTCCAATCAATTGTTCTATTTTATACGGTCTATACTTTTCTGTCCATAACATGTTTAATTCTCCTTTCTTCTAATTCTTTTCTTTTGTTGCTCATATGGTTTGCAGGATACCAGTCAGGTTTTCCTAGTCTCCATTCAGCAAAATACCACTTATCACCTAAGTAGTAATCTTGATATGATTTAGTTACATTATCATAATCTTTATACTCATCTGGCATAGCCAATGCAAATGGTGTAAGTCCTTTGTCTGTTAGGAAATCAAGTAACTTAGCAATCTCATCAGCATACTTATCAAGGGTAGTTTCAACTTTGTGAACCTTACCATATCGCTTAGTGTAAGTATGACACAATGCATAAGCATGGTCAACCAACCACTGCATGTTTTGTCTACTTCTCCTTGCCCACATGGTACAAGGATGATTCAACATTACAGGTCTGTATGGTGATTCAAAACCATAGTAATCCAAACATGTAGAAATCATTTGCAAACTTTCTGTTGGCATTTTGACTACATGTTTATCACACATTTCATTCGCGCTCTCAATTGGGCATTCATTCAATACAAAAATATTCATTCTTCTTCACTTCCTACATATATCCATTTAGCAACCTTATTTGATTTAAGTTGCGTTACTTGAAACTCTTTGTTACCTTTCAGTAAGTTACCTACTTGATGAACATTAGAGTTTGTAAACCTATGTGGTTTACCTAAACCATTCTTATACTCATTAAGAAAACGGGTGGCTTCTACTGCTGTGAACATTTCACCTTTCTGTTTTGCACCAAATTCTCTTAATGCCATTAATCTATATTTGTGTCTTAGTGGGCCTGCCATTAGAAATAATCCTCCAGTCTACTGTTTGCTATTGTTGGCTTCTTAGCCTTGCCCTTCTTAACACCTAACTTAACCCTCTCAACAGAAGAGAGTTTAGTATACATATAGTGTTCAAAGTCGGGGTCTTGTTTTAATAAGTTTAGCATCTCATATTCATCAGGTCTCATACCTATTTTCTTACAAATAGATGGTCGCTTATCATACGCTCTCCTTCTAGGCGGAGAAAAAGAAATAGGCATACCATTATGTGCATAAGCAAGTAATTCAAAAAAGTAATCTGATGACCACTTTCTTTTTACTTTAGCATCTATCCATGCTAACTTTTCTGTGTTTAGAGATGACATTGCCCATGCTAATATCTGTTCATCAAAAGGCTTGTTAAACTTTAGCATTTCTGCTACAGCATCTCTATCCTTAGATTTGAGATAAATATTAATCATCTCAAATATATTCTTTTCAAGTGTTCCTATATATGATTCTGCATTCACACATGCATTCTCTTCTTGTAATTCAAGAAGCGCATAATTAGTTGTGCCTGCTCTCTTTAGTTTACACTTATCATATATCTTTTTATCAACATCTTTCTGATTCACAGATGTTAATACAATCTTACCTTTATATTCTAGTAATGTTTTAACTATAAGGTCAACCTTTGGTTTATAGTGAACCTCTTCAATTAGAATCCCTGTCTCTCTAGGGATACTAAAGTTATCATCAATGTCATATTCGTCTGCATATTTAATAATAGGATTCGGTGGTAAGAAATTCAAAGCCTTTGTTGTCTTTCCTGTTCCCGGTTTACCTACTACTATCAATGGTCTTTCTGTTGTTTTTATATTAATCATTATCATTCCTCATTGTCATTATCTCTTTATATTCAGTATCGCAATCAGGACATTCTACATCTATAAAAAATACTTTAGTACCATCGGGTTCTTTTGTTACGTGTGTACTAAAGAATATATATCTAAAACCACAATCTCTACAACCATGTTGGATGGTTTTATCAACGTAATCTTTTAGAGTATTAATGTCCTGCTTGGTGAATTCCATCACAATTCACCTTTTATTTGTAGTATTCTTTCCAACCCTTCAAGGGTATGATGTTCGCCATTGTCTAAGATTTCTACTATCTCTTCAAAATCATTCCAATTGTTTTTAGCATCTGGTAAGTCTGGTATTAATTGACATAACTTCCAGATGTTAGTCAAACCACCTATTGTCAATATAGGTCTTGGTCTACTCTTATGTTCTTTTTCTTTGTAGTTTGCTTCTACGCCATTCTGTGCAAGTGTTCTTTGCACACCAATTAAAAAGTCAGATGAACCTCTTATATTCACTCTAACTCTAACTCTATATCCTATCTGTAACTTAGAGGCTTTTGCTACATGAACCTCAGGTTTAGCAATAGATAGGAGGATACCTTGCAACTGTCCTTTACTATACATTTTCATTCCTCAAATACATTTTATAATCTTTAGCCAATTCTCTATTTTCTGGCCACTTTCCAAACCCTTCATGTTTTTCTAGTTCTAACCAATACCAATGTGCTGCTGTTATTCTATCATCACCTGCTTCTTCTGCATTTGTTTCTGCTCTATCGGCTAACATCATAACTAAAGTTTCTAAATGTTCTGCTACTATGTATGCCAAGTCGTGTGATATTGGCATATCAACTTGTTCTTTAATTGTTTTCATATAATGAAATCTTGTCATTCTTTTACGATTAACAGGCGGGGGTTTCGGGGTAATAAGTTGGTTTTTCTCGTCCACAAAAGGGACTAATTTGGCATCCATCTTCCGATACCTACCCCTACTTTCCTCCCCGACCTTCTTCAAATACGCCACGCCGTCCTCGATTTTAATACAAGTATACGGCAAATGGTCTAATAGGGTCATTGAGCCTACGGTAATCACTTAACTCAACTCCTGCACCCTTTGGAGGGTATCAATATCTGCGGGGTACTTGTCGTGGCGTACACGCATACTGCGAGGAAACCTCAAACCAATCTGCCCATCAGCATTGCTGGTTATTAAATCGCTAGTTACTTGTAATACAATCCTTGGATTAAAGTAATACTTATCGCCTTCATATCTATCTATATGTTTCCTTAGTTCAGTAGTTAAAAGTGCCAGTTCATCATCTGAGAAACCAGTACCTACTTTACCTACTTCAACATAATCAGCACCATTCTTTACAGATATTCCAAACGTACCAAACCAACCACTACGCTTACCTTTACCATATTCAGCAGAAGTAATAACTACATCTAATTCAATTCTTGGTGGTTTATACTTCAACCATCCTTTGCTTCTTTTACCGGGTTCGTAGGCCATGTCTGCATCCTTAATCATAACACCTTCATATCCCCAATCTATAGCCAGATTATAAGCAGCAGTAATAGATGTTATATCCATCTTATCAAACCTCTTTGCGATATAAGGTTCTTCAACATTTTCTTCAAGTTTTTGAATACGATTGGATAATGGTTCATCTATCAATGCTCTACCTTGGATGGATAGAATATCAAATACTGCAAGTTGCACAGGGCATTGTTCTACTGCTTCTGTTCTATCCTTCTTATGAACTCTCTTTGCCAATAACTTGTGGTCGGCAGGAGAACCATCGGTTTTAACCGGATATATTTCAGTATCAACAATACAAGGAGAGCATAATACTTTTCCATCTAGTATGTCATTTACAACATCAGGGAATTGGTCAGTAACAACAACACCCTTTCTATTAAAAATCAATACGCTAGGTTGATACGGCCCCATAGGGCCATAATGGATTTGATAACGATTACCATCATACTTAACATCAACAATATAATTATCAGGTCTTTCCATTCCCTTTCTAGGTTTTGCCAACATGGGAGTTACAAACCTACCAAATTCTAAATTACACTCTGGTTCAAAACCCGCATGTAATTGTGAACAAATTTCACTAGCAGTATTAAACATATAATACCTTTTAATCTCAGCAATAGTATACCCGTAGTGTTTAGCCATTACCTTAAGCGGTACGTTATTGTTAACACCATTTCTAGGTTTACCTAACCAATAGCGTACAAACCACTTCTTTTCCCTAGCACTCATTTTGTTTAGTGCTTCTGCTATCTGTTGATAGGAATTACTAACCATACTACTACAGTCTAATCTAAGCAAGTTCCAAAACGCACCTAACGTAATATCAGAATCTTCTTCATTACCTAAGTCAATCTCTAATACTGCTTCACCTAAATCACCCCATGTATGAACAGCATCTTCTACTTCGTCATCAAATAAACCTAAAGCATTAGCCACCCATGTTATTGCTCTTTTCTCAGCAATATTGTTAACACCGTATTCTAAAGAGAGAATAGCAATCGCTAAATGTTTATCATCACCAAAACTATTTAGTGAACCATCTATAGTATTTATCTTACCAGTTGGTGTTTGGTTTTCAATCACCTCACACATTCTTGCAAACGTTGCTAAACTCATCTCATCACCTTCATCTTACCATAAGCAACCCAAACGTCTTCTGTAGTAATAGCGTCACTACCAGAAGAAGCAAGTGCCTCATCCACAATAGCAATACAAAGGACTTCAAACTCCTTTTGCATTATCTCTTGAATGGCTTCTGTTGTTCCACTTCTAATATGATTATTCTGTGGTATCATAGTTCTAAGTTGTTGCTTAATCTTCCTCTCGCTTATTACCATGTTGTTCAACTGCCTTTTCAATTGCCCTCAATAACTGAGGGGCTTCTTGCATATTTACTCTTATACCCTTACGGGATACCTTTCCATTTTCATACCATCTAATATCTAGAATGTCTATATTCCAATAGTTACCTGTTCTGATAACTAATTCTTGTGTAGCATTTCTAGGTACTCTGGCAATTATTTTTTCATCATTCATGTTGTCATACCTTCTTTAAATTGTTGTAATCCCTTCAAACTATAGAAGTATCTTGGTGCTGCTAATTCATCTAACCTATTGGCTATCCAAACCGCACCACCTAAACTACTTATTTGAACAATCTCAAATTGTCCGTTTTCAGTTTCTATAACTTCTACTGTTTCTACTTCGGGTACGAGACCAGTTACTCTTGTAAGTTCAGAAGCCACAGAACTAAGATTCTCAGAAACATATTTTATGATATGTCCTCTTTGAATAGGAATCTTAGCATCTACTGTAATTCTAATCTTACCATCAAATTCACAGGCTTTACAGCCCCTGCCCCTTTTACCTTCAATATCTGCACATACAGGGCAGGGTATCTCAGCAGGTAAGGGGGCAGGGAATCTGATGGTTATTGCTTCTTTCATTCATGTCCCGTCCATTCTTTATACACACAATAGTATTCTATTGTAATATCATAGGGAAACGTAGGAGTATAAATATCTACAGTTCCCATATTAGGTGCATACCCATTACTAAATAATACACCATCTTGCGATGCATAACCTTCTAGTTGAAAGGTATAGTTAGAAAACACTATCTGGTTATCAACTACCTCAAAACTCAGATGGGTTGCATTCAAAGTAATAATCTGGATTTGCATCCATGTAGAATTATTACCCACAGTAATTACTGGTGCTGTTGAGTTATTGTCTCCAGCCATTACAGTGTAATTACCACTTAACGTTTCCCATCCGCTTACAACTATTACAGTTTCACCGTCTTCATCAGTCGGTGCATCTGGTATAGCATCTGCACAACCCGCTAATAGTATTGAAACCATTAACAATGTCATTATTCTTTTCATTACTTCACCTATCACTTAACTCTAGCATCTCATTAACGATTGCTAGATTTGCTCTTATCGCATTCATTGCTGCTACGATTATTGCTTTATCTTTCTTATCCAAGTCAACACCTTCTTTCTTTTCGTTACTAATCATTCTTCTTCACCTTTGCATTCACTACAACATGTTTCTTTCTTAGTTGTGTTTCCCCATGTAAATTGGCTGAACACTTCATAGTGGTCTTTACCGTCTTCACCTACTCTAAAGTATATTGAATACTTCTCGCCGTTCCCCAACACGGTGGCGGAGTTTAAGAACCTTTCATACATGGAAATTGTTCTTAGGTCTGTACCACTAAAATATGCCTTTCCAAATGGATGTGTGTGAATCCATTCTTTAAGTGGAAAGCGCATACCTTCTGTTTCATCCTGTCCACCAAAAGTTACAAACCCCGGTGAACCCACACTTATGAACAAGCGGTCATTCCCATCAATGACTACTTGAACTTCTCTTGGCTTATCAAAAGCCGACATAGACATATCCCATATCCTTTGATGAAAGACATGTTCATTTATGTTAAACCCATCTTGGATAACATCTTTCCAAAAGGGTTCTACAACGTCAAACTCTTCCCCACGTACATCTGCAAGATAGTCTGTCATTGTAGTGCCTCCAATTGCTTTTGGAGTTTAGCAGCCTTTCTCTTCATTCTAAGAGCCTTCCTGTTACTTCTCCACTCAGTAAACCTAACCCATAGGCTTCTGTTCTTGCAACCTTTACAGCACTCACAGTCTTCTTTAACAGGTTCTCCTGCAAATTCCATTGAACGCATTTGCGGCATCTCCTTACCAGCAATTAGAGTATTGCGGTACTCAGGCCAACGCTTTGTTATCCTGTTAAGCCTAGTTTGGCAACCCTTCACACTTCTGCTTAGGTGCTTTGCTACTGCTTCTCTTTCCTCTGAGTCTGATGACCAGTTTCTAACAAGATACATATCATCCTTTGGACTCCACTTCATTCTGCTATTAGCATGAAGTTTAGGCTTTGCAAGTTCTTTCTTCATCTTATCTACTTCTTTCTTTAAATCAACCTTAGTTACTCTCTTTCGCCCACCCATCTGCTTTAACTTCGATTTAATCGCGTTAAAGGTTCTATCCTCTTTATCTGGTTGGACTCTATTGTAGTGGTTGTTAAATAGAACAGTTATTAGTTCTACCGTTACTGGCCTACCGTCATCCAGTTTTGTTTCCATACACTTTCTCAAGTATTTTTCTTCATCTGCTGTCCATCGCTTTCCCATATTATCACACATTTATTATTATTTTATCTGCTACTTTTTCTTCATTAAACCAACGTTGAATCCATTGCGCCCCATATCCAGCAATCGCAACGTGAGTAAAATGTAACACTTCCTTATTTCCCGATTCGTTAAAGTTTTCACCTTGACAGGAAAAGGAACCTTCTGGCCCCGTAAGAAACGTTTCACTAAACTTGGGGTCTGTTAAATAACTGATAAGTGCTCCATTGCGACCCTGCGCTCTCAGGTCTAACCACTTAGTTTCACAATCATCTTGAAACCCTTCTGCATAGAGAAGTTTCCGTACTGCTAGATTATCTGCACAACATACAACTAAATCATATCCTTCTATTTGTTTTCTGGTTACGATTGGAAATTGAATCCCAAGTCGGATACCAACATCATTGTAATGATTCATACATGTTGTTTCTCTTTTCATAGCGGAAACCTTCATCATATCCAGAGACCCTACTGTATAGTTTTGATAACTTAAGTTCTTTTCTTCTACGGTATCTGGGTCTGCTACTGTTATTTCATATAGTTCTGTCTTGTGTAAAAGCGGTGCTAGAAAACTTCCAATACCACCTACACCAATTATTAATATTTTTCTTGTCATTTTAATTACCTTATCCCTGCACAAAATCCTTCTACATCCAGTGTTAATAGTTTATCTTTATCTATATTGAACATAGGATATAGTTTCTTAGTTGTCAACCTTTGTGCTACTGCTGTGCATTTGCAAGCATCACAAATTGCCTGTTGAGTATGTTCAACCTTACCAATCTTTCTAAGCATAGAGGCTATCCAAACAGCAGAAGCCATATGACTCCTTGTAAAATGAATATCTCTCAGCGTTAGATAATCGTGAATATAATTTACAACCATCTTTGTTTCCGATGTAAATTCAACCGAGGCACCTAAATCAGAACATATTCTATCAACCCAAGGATTAATAGGCATGTTTTGCAGTATGTGAGACTTACCCAAATGTCTGGCAAAATGTCTAGCATACTTAGATACCTTATGTGCATCTTCATTGTTTTGTTCTGCTATTTCAGTTATTGTTATAGGAACCCCATTCTCTCTTAAACAAATAACAACAATCGCACATGCTCGTAATGGCAATGTCACTCCCCTCAATTTATGGTCTAGATACAAAGTACGGTAATAACTGTGTACCCTGTCTTTCAGCCCATGATTTGGTAGGAATGGTGACATAACCATGTTACATTCTAACAATCCCTTTTGAATAGAAGTTTCGTGTGAACTATTTCTAAATTTCTTATTAGTTCTTCTAAGTTGCCTACTCAAACTATTGTTATTATCATTACCAATTAGTGACCCTAATTCTCCGGGTCTATCTATTTCATTCTTATAGGTAAAGTTACCTGCTTTCAATTGTTCATAGTCAATGGTGCGGTTTGTTTTATCCTCAAAGATATTACGAACCTGCACATAACCACAATCATCACAAATAGTTTCACCCATTCTATCATCATAACTAAAATTATTTCCGTTACATTCATCACATTTCATGAAATCACCGTGTCCCAATTATAATCTAAATCTCCCATGAATTCCCAATCAACAGTAAATCTAGATTCTAATTCACCTTTCATTACTTTAGTAGGAATATATCTACCTATTGTATTAACTAACTTTACAGTTACATTGTCATTCAATAGTGCCAATGCTCTAGCGGCATATTGGTCACCCAAACTAGAGTTAGCATGTATATTATCAATACATATAGGCCCATTAAATCTACCCATCAACTTAGCATCGGGGTCTTTTTCTTGGTTGATTGGTTGTGCTTCATCAGAAATAAATACATATGTCTTTACCTTCTGAGTATCAGTCTTATAAGTAGAATTAATGATAAC